AGTTACCCAACAGTTGGTGGATCAGGAATGGATGCACAAACTGTTACTTTTGAATTCCTAGTCACAGGTGGCGCAGTAACCGAAACATTTAGTTAACAAATAGAAACGGGAGCAAACAAATGAAAATAGGATTTACAATTACATATAACTCAGGCGAGGAAATAACAGTTGTTGTTCATCCGCCTGAGTTTGCGAAATGGGAAAAAGAAACAGGCAAAGTCTTACCAAATTGGGGTAAAGATGGATATGTTGGAATGTGGGATATGTTGTTTTTATCCCACAGTTATCTCAAAAGAACATCTGACAAACCTGTCAGACCTTTTGAAGCTTGGATAGATACGATTGAGAATTGCAAAGTCGCTGAAGTCGGTGATGCAAACCCAAAAGTTATCCAGTAGGGAGTGTAAGTCGTTTATTGGTTGAGTTGGCGATAGCCACACAAATACCTATGAGCGAATGGGTTGATGCAGACGATATAATGACAGCGATCGAGATACTGGAGGCGAGGCATGGCAAGTGAAACAATTGCTTATAATCGCAATGATATTCGGGATATCCTCAAGGCTTTCAAAGTTATGGATGCACAAGCCACAGATGAGGCAAGAATCCAATCTGCTGCTTTGGCGACTTACGCAGCTGAGGAAATTAAGGTTGCAGCTAGAGGCAGAACAAAATCGGGCAAGGTTGCGCAAAGAGTTGCGGATGGCGTTAGCATCTCAAAGTCAAGCAAAATCGGTGAGTTCAAATATGGTTTCGCACGACAAAAGTTTTCAGGTGGGGCTACAACGCAAACCCTATGGGGTGGTTCTGAGTTTGGATCTAATAAGTTCAAGCAGTTCCCTACATATTCGGGAAGGCAAGGCAGAGGTAGTCGTGGTTGGTTTATCTACCCAACGCTTCGCAGAATTCAGCCTGAATTGATTAACAAATGGGAAGCAGCCTATAACCGCATATTGGATAAGTGGTCATAATGGCAAGAGATACAAGAACGCTATCCCTCAAGATCCTTGCAGATATTGATGACCTAAAGAATAAATTAAATCAAGCTGACAATGCAGTTGAGAGTAATAGCGAAAAGATTGCAGCATTTGGAAAGAAAGCTGCTGCTGCATTTGCAGTTGCTGCTGCTGCTGCCGTTGCCTATGGCACTAAATTAGCCGTTGATGGGGTCAAGGCTGCAATAGAGGATGAGGCTGCACAACTTAGGTTGGCTGCTGCCTTACGATCTGCCACAGGCGCAACTGATGCTCAAATTAAAGCAACAGAGGACATGATCCTCAAAACATCTTTGGCGACCGGAGTTGCCGATGACAAACTTAGACCGGCAATGCAGAGATTGGCAGTATCCACAAAATCGACTGAGGAAGCACAAAAATTATTAAACCTTGCTTTAGATATATCAAAAGGTCGAGGATTAGATTTAGAAACAGTCGCAAATGCTTTGGGTCGAGCGCAGGATGGAAACACAACTGCACTTGGCAGACTAGGACTTGGATTATCAAAAGCAGAATTGGCAACACTTACATTTACACAGGTGCAAGAGCGATTGTCAGATCTTTATGGTGGCGCAGCAGCTGCAAATGCTGAAACATTTCAAGGCAAAATAGATCGCCTTAAAGTTGGATTTGATGAAGCAAAAGAAAGTCTTGGAGTTGCTTTATTGCCACAGGTTGAAAAGTTTATTGGTTTCTTAAACACAACCGGCATTCCAGCATTGAATGGCTTTGTTGCAGGATTAACCGGTGATGCAGGATTGAGCGCATCTCTCAATGAAACACAGAGAAGTGCTGAGGCATTTGGCAATGCCATAAGCAAGGTTGCAGGACTAATCTCTGGTTTTATTACATTTGTGCGTGAGGCAATTGGCTTGGTTGCATCATTAGCCAATGAGATGATTAGAGTTGCAAATGTTATTCCCGGAGTTAATATCCCATCAATTTCAAATCTAGCACCATCTGCACAACAATCATTTGTTGCGCCATCAATCGCAGCTGTGCCAAATGTTAGAGAGAGTCGAGCAGTAGCACCAGTTGTCAATAACATAACAGTTCAAGCAGTAGATAGTGAAGGATCTGCCAGAGCAGTTGCGAAAGTCTTGAATCAAAGCGCATCAAGATCAGTTCCACAGCTATACAATGGCGGCATAACTAGGTCACGATAATGACTGTATTTACACCGGATTGGAAACTCACAGTTAATTCAGTTGAATATACTAATGTTGCAATCTCAGACATAACTCATCAGGCAGGTCGTGATGATATTTACGCACAACCAAATCCATCCTACATATCCCTTACTTTAGTTGCCTTAAACAATGAGAATTATGATTTACAAGTCAATGACGGAATAACCTTACAAGTTAAAGATAGTTCAGCAGCCTATACGACTTTGTTTGGTGGCAACATAACTGACATAACTGTTGAGGTTGCATCAGCAAGTTCAATAGGTCAAACCTACAATTATCAGATTATTGCTTTGGGCTCATTAGCTAAATTGCCAAAAGTTATTTACAATGCCACACTTTCACAAGATGAGGATGGCGACCAAATCTATGCATTGCTTTCTGATTTATTCTTAAACAATTGGAATGAAGTTCCACCAGCTGAAACATGGGCTGGATATGATGCAACAACTACTTGGGCAAATGCAGAAAATCTAGGACTAGGCGAAATTGATCAGCCTGGACAATATGTAATGGAAAATAGGGCATCAGATCCCGATACTGTATTTAATATCGCAAGCCTAATAGCAGACAGCGCATTTGGTGTCTTGTATGAGGACAATCAAGGTCGCATTGGTTATGCAGACAGTATTCACCGGCAAACATATCTTGCTGCAAATGGATACACAGAAATTTCAGCCAATACAGCCTTTGGTACGGGATTAAGAGTCTTAACTAGGGGCGCAGATATTCGTAATGAAATCTTTATCAATTATGGCAACAACTTTGGATCACAAGAGAGTGCGACAGATTTAGATAGCGTTGAAACCTTTGGCTATCGTGGCGAAACAATTAGCACAGTTTTGCATGATGCTGGTGATGCTCAGGATGTGGCTGATCGCTATATTGCTTTGCGCTCCTACCCTAGAGCTTTATTTGATGCAATCACTTTCCCAATTACAAACTCAGAGATTGATGATGCTGACCGAGATGCCTTGCTTGGGATCTTTATTGGTCAGCCATTGAGGATTACCGATCTACCTGTCCACATAGCACCTTCCGGACAGTTTGAAGGTTATGTTGAAGGCTGGCGTTGGAGCACTAGATTTAATGAATTATTTCTGACCATAAATCTGAGCCCTATTGAATTCTCACAGGTTGCACTTGACTGGGATCAGGTATCAGCCTCAGAGGCATGGAACACTTTATCCGCTATACTAACATGGGAAAATGCGATTGGAGCAGTAGCTTAACATGGCAACAACTACAAATTATGGGTGGACAACACCAAATGACACCGATCTGGTCAAAGATGGCGCAGCTGCTATTCGCACACTTGGTTCAGCTGTTGATACCACAACAAAAAACCTAAATCCAGAAACAACAACAGGCGACATTGCTTATAGATCAGCAACTGCAAATGTTAATACACGATTAGGATTAGGAACTGCTGGACAAGTTTTGCGAGTTAATTCAGGAGCAACAGCACCGGAATGGGCAACTACAGCAGACCAAACACCATTAACCACAAAGGGTGATTTATTTACATTTGACACAGCTGATGCACGATTAGGCGTAGGCGCAAATGGCACAATACTTGTAGCGGATAGTTCAGAAGCAACAGGACTTAAATGGGCTGCACCTGCTGCTGGTGGTGGTATGACTGTTTTGGCAAGTGGTAATATGCCAACAGGTGGCACAGTTTTAGACCTTACTTCAATATCAGGTTCATACAATCATTTGCAATTGGTAATGAGAGACCTTCGTTTTAATGGTGCTTATGGTATGGACATTAGAGTTAATAACAAAACAACTGGAATTTATCAACGAACTATGATCACTTCGGCGGGTGCAACTTTTAATAACGAAACTGGCAATGCTGATACTGGCGTTTTAACACAGGGTTTTACTATGACCAATGGTGCTGAGCCAGCCACAATAATTGTGGATATTTTAGATTATACAAACACTACTGCTTACAAAATTATTAATACGACCAATTATTCGGAAACACACGATAATACTGGAGTTTTTCAACGCACTCAAAATTTTTCTGGTGTGAGAACTACTGAAGCAATTGATAGAATAACAACTGTAAATGCGAGTTCACAAGTAACTGCTGGCACCTACACTCTGTATGGGATAAAATAATGACTAAACAAATGAAACGAGTACACAATGTTGAAACAGGCGAGATTTTTGAAATAGAATTAACTGCCGAAGAAATTGCCCAACAAGAAATAGATGAGGCTAATTTTCAGGCACGCCAAGCCGAATTTGAAGCAAAGGCAACAGCCAAAGCAGCAGCACAGGCTAAACTTGCTGCCCTTGGTTTAACTGTTGAGGATTTGCAAGCCTTAGGTTTGTAGCATAATCTTAGGGAATAATGCCAAACCTGTTGCAGATTGCTAAAGCTGAGATCGGCTATCAGGAGCAACCTGTCAATGACACAAAGTATGGCAAATGGTATGGCTTAAACAATCAGCCTTGGTGCGCCATGTTTGTATCTTGGTGTTATAACAAAGCAGGACTTGGTGGCTCAATAGCAGCTCAATCCGGTAAAGGGTTTGCCAGTTGCGATCATGCACTTAAGTGGTTTGCCATGCTTGGCAAGCTGATACCGGTAGGACAGGCAAAAGCCGGTGATATTGTTTTCTTTCAATTTGACAAAGATGCTGAACCGGATCATGTTGGCATTGTCAAATGGAACAACACCGCACTTAAATACTTGCAAGTCATTGAGGGCAATACCTCATCCGGTAAAGCAGGAAGCCAATCAAATGGCGATGGTGTTTATTTACGCAAACGCAACTATTCACTAATCATGGCAGTTGCCCGACCATAGGAGATGCATGAAACTATCAAATAAACACAAGGCAGCAATCAAGTCATATTTAAGAGCTGTGGCTGCATCAGGCATAACTGTTGCACTCGCAATTGTCGCTGATATCAGACCAGAGTTTGCAGTATTACTGGGCGCATTGATTGCACCAGTAGCAAAAGCAATTGATCCAAATTCAGGGAGCGAAGCAGACTATGGCGTCAATGCCAAATGACACCAACAGAATGGGCTGGCTTTGGGGCTGGCGTGTGCGCTGTGCTAACAGGCGTGCTGATCGGGTTTCGTTTCCTAGTTAAAGGCTGGCTTAATGAGTTGCGTCCGAATTCTGGCAACAGCCTCAAAGATCAAATTACCAGACTTGAAAAGCGTGTTGATGATCTGTTTGTCTTAATCAGTAAGCAATAATTTTCCTATGGCGAACACACGAAAACCTATCAAACACAAAAAGATCAATCGTCGAGTAGTTCGCCAAACTCGTGAATTGACCAAATTAGATACACACTTCATTACAT